AGTGTTTAAGAAATAGGAGAATGATATGCCAATGGTAAAAGAAAAGAAGTTCCCATATACAGCTAAAGGTAAGAAAGAAGCTAAGCAGTATGCTATGAAGACTGGTTCTCCAGTTAAGGCTAAGCCAGCTAAGAAGATGACCGCTAAGCGTGGGTACTAATGAGAGAGTTAACAGTATTTAAGAACCTTACTGCAGGTGCATCTAATACTATTTATACAGTACCTAAAGGATGTAAGGCTATAGCTACTCTGTTGTTCCTTGCTAACTCAGGAGGAACAACTAAGGCTATCTCTGCTGCAGTGCGTGATGTTAGTGAAGCTGCTACGATTCCTATTGTAGGAGCTAAGTCACTAGGTGCAGGAGATGCTCTTCAGTTCAATCAAGGTCGTATGGTTTTAGATGAGTATGATTTTGTTACTGCTACTCCTGAAGCAGGAGCAACTATGAGCTGCATCTTAACAATAGAGATCGTACAATCAACAGCATATCAGAATGGAAGCTAATCATGCCACTCGCTAAAGGTAAGTCAGACAAGACAATCAGTAAGAACATCTCTAAGATGGTTAAAGAAGGTAAGCCTCAGAAGCAAGCCGTAGCCATCGCTCTTCAAACTGCAGGTAAAGCTAAGAAGAAAGTTAAGAAATAATGCCTAAGAAAGCATTCCAGAACCCTGAAGGTGGACTCAATCAAAAGGGTAGAGACTACTACAACAAGAAGACTGGTTCTAATCTAAAGCCTCCTGTGTCTGCTTCTGAGGCTAAGAAGTCCCCTAAAGCTGCGGGTCGTCGTAAGTCCTTCTGTGCTCGTATGAGTGGTGTTGCTGGTCCTATGAAGGATGAGAAGGGTAGACCTACTCGTAAGGCTTTAGCTCTAAAGAAGTGGGATTGCAAGTAAATAAAGCTTGACTTTTAAGCAGTTTTGTGTTATAATTATAGGATACTATGAACTATATTTCTTTGGTAAACAGCGTGTTACGAAGACTACGAGAGACTGAGGTTTCTTCTGTAGCAGATAACGCTTACTCTAAGCTTATTGGTGACTTTGTTAATGATGCCAAGCGTCAGGTAGAGGACTCCTATAACTGGAATTCCTTATCTAATACCCTCACAGCCACTACTCAACCAGCTATATTTAGCTATGCATTGACTGGATCAGGTGAACGATTCAGGGTTATTGATGTACTCAATGACACCAAAAACAATGTATTAAGAAACCTCAGCAGTACTGACATGAACAGGATGTTCTTGCTTGGTAACTCTGCTAATGGTTCTCCTACCTATTATAACTTCAATGGTACTAACTCTAACGGAGATACATTAATTGATGTATATCCTATTCCTGATGGGGTTTATGACATCAGAGTTAACATCATTCAACCACAACCTAACCTAGTTAACAGCTCAGATGAGATGCTTGTTCCTGCTGAACCTGTCATCTTTAATGCTACTGCAAGGGCTATAGCTGAGCGTGGTGAAGACGGTGGTATCTTAGCTGGTGAGATGGCATTCATTTATAATCAATCCTTAGCGGATGCTATTGCTATTGAGTCTAGTCGTTATATCGAAGAATCAGCTTGGGTGGCTTACTGATGGCTGAGGCTCTATCAACAGGCTCGATTGCAGCTCCTGGATTCTCTGGGTTAAACACTCAGGATAGTTCTATTCAGTTAGACAGTGGGTTTGCATTAGAGGCTAATAACTGCGTAATCGATCGCTACGGTCGTATCGGTGCTCGTAAGGGGTGGACTAAGGTCAACACCTCTGCAGCGTCTACAGGCTCGTTTAAAGCCGTCTATGAGCTTATTAAGGATGACGGTACTGTAGTTATCTCTGCAGCAAACAACAAGATATATACTGGAACTACTACCTTAACAGAAGCTGTGGTTCGTAATGGCACTGATACAGCTAACTTAAGCTACACGATAACTGATGATAACTGGCAGATTAGTGGTATGCCTTATGACACAGGAGCTACTCCTTCTGGTCATGCTATCTTAGTTCAAGAAGGACATCCTACTTTATTGTTTCATAAACTAGGTGCTACTGCCCATGCTCATACTGGTTCTTATGGTTTCCAGCGTTTAGGAGATGTAGCTACAAATCTTCCAGTAGGACAAACTGTAACTAGCTTTACCCCTAACTGTGTCATGACTGCTTATGGTCGTGTGTGGGTAGCTGACATGGCTGGTAGTAGACAGACTGTGTACTTCAGTGACTTACTGAACCCTGCTGAATGGAAGACTGGTACATCAGGATATCTTAACATTAGTGAAGTAGTTCCTAATAATGATCCTATCGTAGCTATTGCAGATCATAATGGCTTCTTGATTATCTTCTGTACTAAGCACATTGTTATCTATAGCAGCCCAGTAGATCCTTCTCAGTTGCAGTTAGAAGATGTTATTGTTGGTGTTGGTTGTATAGCTAGAGACTCTGTAGCGTCTATTGGTACAGACTTATTGTTCTTGTCTTCTACTGGTGTTCAGTCTTTGCAACGTGTAATCCAAGAGAAGTCATTACCGTTCAGGGATATCTCTAAGAATGTACGAGATGAACTCTTAACCTTAGTAGCATCAGAGACAGCTAAGAACATTAAGGCTACTTACTTTCCTACAGATGCTTTTTACTTATTGTCTCTACCTAGTTCAGGATTTACCTATTGCTTTGACACCAGAGGTGTACTGCAGAATGGGGCAGCTAGAACTACTGTTTGGAAACAGATTAATCCTACAGCATTCTGCGTAACACAGGCTAGAGACTTATTGATTGGTAAGCCAGGATACATAGGTAAGTACAATCTGTATGAAGATGATGGTGCTAAGTATCGTATGTCTTACTTCACTAATTACTTTGACTTTGGTTCTGCTACAACGAACAAGATTCTTAAGCGTATCAACGTAACTGCTATTGGTGGTTCTAACCAACCTATCGCTATTAAGTGGGGATATGATTATACTCGTAACTACTTCTCTCGTGGTATTGTACTACAGCGTGTAGAGGTATTTGAGTATAACACAGCAGAATACAATGTAGCTACATACACTAATGGTATTGCTTTGGATATTGCTAACATTCCAGCATCAGGTTCTGGTACTGTCCTTCAGTTAGGCTTTGAGTCTGACATTGATGGTACTCCTCTTTCAATTCAGAAAATAGACTTCTTCCTTAAACAAGGTAAAACACTATGAGTAATTACACCAAAGCAACTAACTTTGCTACTAAAGATACATTACCTACAGGCGATTCAAATAAGATCGTTAAGGGTACAGAAATAGATAACGAGTTTAACTCTATCTCTGGTGCTATCAGCTCTAAAGCAGACATTGCTTCTCCTACATTTACAGGTACTCCAGCAGTACCTACACCTACAGCAGGTTCTAATACTACTCAAGTAGCTAATACTACATATGTTCGTGGTGAATTAACTGCTTTGATTCCTGCTGGTATTATCTTATTGTGGTCTGGTTCTATAGCTTCTATTCCTAGTGGATGGGTACTGTGTAACGGATCTAACAGCACTCCTGACTTACGAGACAGATTCGTAGTTGGTGCTGGAACTACTTATGCTGTTAATGCAACAGGCGGTGCAAACACTGTAACGCTTGACGCTACAATGATTCCTGCTCATACGCATACTTTTAGTGCGACAACAAGTGCTGTAAGTAATAACCATACTCACACATTTAGTGGAACTACTACCCAAGAAAATACAGGACACACTCATAGTATTAGTGATCCTGGACATAGACACCTTGTAACAACTTCTGGTATTCAAGGCTCTGTTGCAGTATCTGATAGTAACTATGTTGCTTATGACACTAGGGTAGGCTCTGGACTATTCTCAAATGAGAACTTTGAATATATCTTAGGTGGTACTCCAAACCAACCTAACGCTGGATTAACATCTTCAAATACTACAGGCATCACTGGAACAGGTGCTATTAGTAATAACCACAACCACAACTACAGCGGAACTACGAGTGGAATGTCTGCAGACCATACCCACACTTTGTCAGGCACTTCTGGCTCGACAGGTGGTGGATTGGCTCATGAGAATCGTCCTCCTTATTTCGCATTAGCGTACATTATGAAGACCTAATGGTTAAAGTACCTGTGGTAAATCGTGAACACTACACGATGTATCTAGAGTTGTTTGAAGGAATGTTGTGGTTTCATACAGATGTATATCGATGGACAGCAGCAGTAAAGAAAGAATACCTTAAAGATTTAGATATGCTACAGAGTTTAACAGCAGTTCCTTTAGTGGCTATGTTAGATGAAGATAACAGTAAGTTAATAAAGTTTGCAGAAACAATCGGTTTTAAACATGTTCAACCTTTTGTGGGACAGGATAACAGAATGTATTTAATATATAGTAGAGGATTATAATGGGTAAGTTAATTGGTGGCATAGCTAATATATTCACAGGAGCTGATCAAACTAGAGCAGCTGGTGAACAAGCTTCTGCAGCTCAGGCTCAAGCAGCTAGAGATGCTGCTCAGGCTGCAGCGTTCCGTCCTGTAGGGATGACAACTCGCTTTGGTACATCTCAGTTTACTCGTGAGATTGATCCAAGGACTGGAATGCCCTATATCTCTGCTGCTGGATACACTCCTGCTCCTGAGTTATCTGCACTACAGAACCAATT